GCCAAGCACCAGAAAACACCGAACCCGGCCATCAAGCCGGGTTTTTTATTTGCGAGGCGCGATCATGCCGCAGGCCGGAATCTCTACATATTCCAGCCTCGACGAGCTGATTGCGTCTGGCTATGCCGCACGGCATGGCATCGACAACATCCCGCCGCCGCGCGAAATGCTGAGTCTGCGCTATACCGCCAGCCAACTCGGCCGTATCCGCGCACTGCTGGGCGTCCCGGTCATTGTGTCGTCAGGCTACCGCTCGCCGGTCGTCAATGCGGCTATCGGCGGCGCGAAAAACTCACAGCACATGCTCGGGCAGGCAGTGGATTTTACCGCGCCACAATTCGGCAGCCCCGAACAGATAGCCCGCGCTATTGCTGGCAGCCATATCCCGTTCGATCAATTGATCCTGGAATACGGGCAGTGGGTGCATGTGTCGTTCGTGTCACAGCATCCACGCGGCGAGGTGCTCACTATTGATCGCAACGGAACCAGACAGGGTATTTACGCATGAAATACATCATCGCCCGTCTGCGCGAGCCGTCAACGCGCCTCGCTATTGCCGGAATCCTGGGCGTCGTCGCGCCGATGGTCCCGGCCTACACCGTCATGATACAGGCCGCTGCAACGCTGATCGCTGGCCATGTGGCTGTGACGCCGGACCCTGCAAAATGATTGAGCCTGACGACCTGCACAAACTCGCCCGCGTTGAGTACGCCCCTATCTACGGCGCAATGATGGCATTTTTGCGGGCATGGCAGCGCGGCAAACGCTGGCAATCGCGGTTCATCGAAGGCGGCATGATGGGTTTGGTGCTGCTGTGCATTGTGCCGACACTGGAATCATTCGGCGTCAGTCCCGCATTTTCCCTGGCGTTTGCGGGGTGGGCTGGCTATGTCGGCGTCGATACGCTGGCAGACTGGGCGGCGAAAAGGATGGGTGTGTGATGGCTGGTGGCCGTCCTCCTGCATACAGCGATGAGACGCGGGCAGAAATATGCCGGCGGATTGCTGATGGCGAGTCGCTGCGGTCAATTTGTGCGTCTGAGGGGATGCCGGACAAATCGACGGTGTTGGATTGGTTGTTTGATGACGCTGTGTTTTCCGCCCAGTACGCGCGCGCAAGGGAAGCGCAGGCCGAGCACATGCTTGATGAGATCATCGAGATTGCCGATGAAACCATGCTCGACACTGTAATTGACCCCGAAACAGGTGCAGAACGAACAAATCACGAGGTTGTTGCCCGGGCAAAACTGCGTGTTGATGCCAGAAAATGGGCAATGTCAAAGATGGCCCCGAAAAAATACGGTGACAAAATCCATCAGACGCTATCCGGCCCGGATGGCGGCCCAATCCGCACATCCCGAGAAATGACCGATGACGAGCTTGCAGCCATCGCAGCAGGAGGCGGCGCGGGAGCTACTCGCCCGGCGTAAAGCTCGCGCTGGCCTACTGGCGTTTGCTGAGTACACGAACCCAGCCTACATCCCAGCCCCGCATCACGCGCTGATTGCGGCAAAACTGGAGGCTGTCGAGCGCGGCGAGATCAAACGCTTGATGATCACTATGCCTCCACGGCACGGAAAATCCGAGCTGGCGTCCAGGCGATTTCCAGCGTGGTACATCGGCCGGAATCCCGGCAAACAGATTATTGCGGCGAGCTACAACAGCGACCTGGCATCCGATTTCGGGCGAGAGGTACGCAACATCGTCAGCAGCCCGGAATACAGCAAACTGTTCGGGACGGCACTGGCGGCAGACTCGCAGGCCGCGAACCGCTGGCACACAGACGCAGGCGGCATGTATGTGGCTGCTGGTGTCGGCACGGCTATTACAGGTCGTGGCGCTGACATACTGCTGATTGATGACCCATTCAAGGACCGCGAAGAGGCTGACTCAGAAATCCGACGTGGTCGCGTTTGGGACTGGTACACCTCAACGGCATACACCCGGCTGATGCCTGGGGGCGCTGTCGTCATCATCAACACCCGCTGGCATGACGATGATCTATCCGGCCGCCTGCTGGCCGACATGCAGGACAGCGGCGATCAGTGGGAGGTGTTGAGTCTGCCCGCGATTCGCCCGGACGGATCCGCGCTGTGGCCGGAATGGTATCCGCTGGAACGACTGGAGCAAATCAGATCCGTGTTGCCCGCACGCGACTGGAACAGTCTGTATCAGCAAAACCCGATCCCCGATGACGGCGACTATTTCAAATCCGACTGGCTCAACGATTACGACCAGTTGCCGGACGGCCTGAGTGTTTACGGCGCGTCTGACTACGCAGTCACAGACGGCGGCGGCGACTACACAGAACACGGCGTTTTCGGCATCGACACCGCTGGGAATGTCTATGTGTTGGACTGGTGGCGCGGCCAAACATCGTCTGACGTGTGGATTGAGCGCAAATGTGACCTGATTTTGTCGCATTCGCCGGTCTGCTGGTTTGGTGAGGCTGGCCCGATTCGTCGCGCTGTAGAGCCGTTCATGATGCGCCGGATGCAGGAACGCAACGCCATCTGCCGTATCGAGTGGCTGGCCAGTATTGCGGACAAAGAGGCCCGCGCCCGGTCGATTCAGGGCCTGGCCAGCATGGGCCGGCTGTATTTCCCGAAAAACGCCCCGTGGAAAGGCGACGTGCAGGCGCAGATGCTGCGTTTCCCGGCGGGCAAACATGATGACGCGGTTGACGTGTTTTCCCTCATTGGGCGCGGATTGCAGCACGTCAGGCCCAAGCGAAAACTCCGAGCAATCAACAACACCCCCGACCACGTCGGCGGATGGCAGGCAATGTAATGGCTGATGAAAAACAGTTCACGCGAGCAAAGCGGCGCATTGATGACGCGCTGGACCGCTCACGCGAGCAGCGCAACCGCATGATTGATGACCTGGAGTTTTCTAATCCAGCGAATCCCGATCAGTGGGACAGAATTGCCAAAGCCGCCCGCGCTAATCGTCCATGCCTGGTGTTTGACCAGACGAATCAGTACATCGCTCAGGTCGTCAACGATGCCAGGCAGAACAAGCCGGGCATCAAACCGATTCCGGTGGACAACAACGCCGATCCGAAAGTGGCCGAGGCGCTCGAAGGCATCATCCGCCACATTGAGTACGTCAGCCGGGCAGGCATCGCGTATGACACAGCAGCAGAATATGCGGCCAGAATTGGCCTTGGCGGATTCATGGTGCTGCCAAAAATCATGCGCCCCGAGACAAATCAGCAGGAAATCGTCATTCGGCGCATTCACGACCCGCTGAGCATGATCCTCGACCCGGACAGCACCGAGCCGGACGGATCAGACCTGCGATGGGCGGCGATTGAGTACACAATGCCGCGTGACGAGTTTGAGGAGGAGTGGCCAAAGGCCAAGATCGCCAGCTTCGACGCTTCCGACGCGCCGTGGTTCTCTGACAAAACCATCCGTGTTTGTGACTATTTCGAGGTCGTCGAAACTGAGTCTCCGCGCAAAGTCGTGACGACGCCAGACGGCGAGGAAATGCACCTTGATGTCGACGAATACAACAGCATCACTGCATCAACCGGCATTGCCGCCCCGATTACCCGCGAGTACAAGGCCACGGAGCGCACTGTCCGTTGGTTGAAGCTGTCCGGCGTCGAGGTGTTGGAGGAATCCACATTCCCCAGCCAGTACATTCCTGTCGTCCCCGTCACTGGCTACGAATTGTGGGTCAAAGGAAAGCGCCATCTGTGCGGCATGGTTCGCCGGATGCGGGACGCTCAGCAGGCGTACAATTATGAGCGCACCGCTTATATTGAATCCGTGGCGCTGCAGCCATCCGCGCCCTATATCGCGGCGTATGAGGCCATCGAGGGCCACGAAGATGCATGGCGGCAGGCCAACACCGCCAAGGCTGCATTCCTGCCATTCAATCACGTCGACGAGCAAGGCAACCCCATCCCCCGTCCGCAGCGCGAACAGCCCCCTGTGCTGCCGACTGCGTTTGTTCAGGGCGGCATGGCGGCGCTCAATGACATTCAGGCCGCCATCGGGATGTATCGCGCCAACCTGGGCGCACCGAGCAACGAAACATCCGGCCGGGCTATCACCGCCCGTCAGCGCGAAGGCGACACGGCCAATTTTCACTACCAGGACAACCTGAACAGATCCATTGAGCAACTCGGCCGGATCATTGTTGACATGATTCCGCGCGTTTACGACAGCGCCAGGATTGCCCGCCTGATGAGTAGCGACGGCTCACACAAGTTTGTGACGATCAATCCCGAGCAGGCCGAGGCGTACATCAAAGACGAACAGGGCAATGTCAGCATCAATCCTTCGATTGGCTCCTACGATGTCCGCATCGTCTCCGGCCCCAGCTATACCACGCTGCGTCAGGAGGCATCGGAGGGGCTGGGCAATATCCTGCAGGCCAACCCATCGCTGACCCCGATCATCGGCCCGATGTGGGCAAAAATGCAGGACTGGCCGGAAGCCGACAAGGTCGCCAAGGCATTAACCGCAATGGCTCCGCCGCAGGTTCAGCAAATCCTGAACGGCGAGGATTCCGAACAGATTCCACCACACGCCATGCAGATGCTGAGCGAGGCAAAACAGCACTTTGACGGCCTGATGCAGCAGTTGCAGCAATGTGAGCAGGCGTTGGCCGAGGC